TTCCCCCAAATATGTAGCACGAGTAATCGGCGATAAATATGGCAAATGGGATGCTAACGATAAGAGGCTTAAGACTTACGGCGAATACGATAATAATTCTAAATTTGTTTATGTTGAAATGAATTCGGATGTGGATGCCGGCGCAACTGATCCCACTTTACTCCCCTTCGGATATTTTGGACCTCCCAGATTTAGGACTGTTTATGATCTTCAGGGCACGGGAGCGGCAAATCCATCGCCGCGAGGCGCCATCACCGTCACCGGCACGGAGCCCCTTACCTTATCCAACACCTTTTTAACGGGAGGTATCGGTATTCCGAACTCCATGCCTGGGGCGCGCGCCGGCAACGAGACTGGCCTTGTTGGCACGCTTGGCGTCGTCTATCTGTCAGCTGGTTTTGGTGTTGCTGCAGCCGAAGAGTCGGGTAATACTGCCGGCGGCGCCGCCTGTTGCACGGGTTCACTAGCGTTCCCTACAGTGCGTTTGCGCCTCTCGGCCTCCGATGGAGGCTTAAGCGATCCCACTTCAGCATACTGGGGAATGCAAACTACACGTACGGCGACCAGCACAGTGCCCGATGCAAGCATCGCCGACTATCATAAGGCTCTTTACTCGGGATATGCTACCACCACTGCCGGCGGAGGCGGGGCCAATCCCACTAATCCTTTCGCGACAACTGGTGTGGAGGATTATGCGTATGTTTTCTCTCTAGACAACATAGCCTCCGGATCGGCTGGGGGTATCTATTACTATCAATCGGGATCCCGTGCTACCTCAACATCGATAACTTCGGGAGCTTATACTGAACTATTAAATGCTGGCTATGATAAGTTTACTGCGCCCTTCTATGGCGGTTTTGACGGATTTAATATTAACAAACCCGATCCTCTTTATAATAACGGGATGGCTGCAGCAGCCACGGAAGATAATAGCTATGAATATCATACTTATAAGCGCGCCATTGACACTGTGTCTGATCCTGAGTTTCTAGACATGAACCTCTTGAGTATTCCGGGTCTTACAAATGATTCTTTAACGACGCATGCGATTCGAGTATGTGAAGATCGTGCTGACTCATTGGCTGTCATTGATTTGCCCAATGTTTATATTCCCTCTCATGAGACCTACAAGGCTTCCAAGCCAAATAGAATTGGGACCACCCCCGTCGCAGCAGCGAATTCTTTGCGAGACCGCATAATTGATTCAAGCTATGGCTGTACATTCTATCCTTGGGTCCAGACACGCGATGAGAACACCGGCCGACTCTTGTGGATTCCGCCCAGTGTTGCTATGATGGGTGTGTTGGCCAGTTCTGAGGCTGCAGCCGAACTTTGGTTTGCTCCGGCAGGCTTTAACCGCGGCGGTCTCTCTGAGGGAGCAGCAGGAATTCCGGTCACAGGAGTTTCACAACGACTCACCTCTAAAGAGCGCGACACTCTTTACGAGAGTAACATTAACCCCATCGCCTCTTTCCCCTCCAGTGGAATAGTTGTCTTCGGTCAGAAGACACTTCAAGAGCGTCAATCTGCTCTTGATAGAATTAACGTGAGAAGGCTTGTTATCTTCTTGAAGAAGCAGATTTCAATTCTTTCCACCAAGATTCTCTTTGAACAAAATGTCCAGGCAACGTGGAACCGGTTTATCTCTATGGTTGAACCTTTCCTCGCCAATGTGAAGACACGATTTGGCATCACAGATTATAAGCTCATTCTCGACGAGAGCACTACGACGCCAGATCTTATCGATCAGAACATTTTGTACGCTAAGATTATGATTAAGCCTGCGCGCGCCATTGAGTACATTGCCATCGACTTTGTTATCATGTCAACGGGGGCTTCTTTCGAAGATTAAAGATGTGGGGATTTTTCCCCCACCACACTACTTAAAAATAGATTATAGGAGTTTCAAACATGCCATTCTGGTCAACAAATTTCGGTGAAGATACCACTTTAAAAGATCCAAAGAGAAAGTTTAGATTTTATGTAGAATTTCAGGGCATTGCGGCTCCTGTCGGAGGCGCCACTCTCTGGTATGCTAAGACTGCAGCCAAGCCTAGTTTTGCGATTGAAACGACTGCACACGCTTATTTGAACCATACTTTCAAGTATCCCGGCAAAGTTACGTGGGATGACTTGGACGTTACTCTAGTTGACCCTGTTGACCCCGATGTAGCCGCAACACTTTCAGATATTGTGGTTAAATCTGGTTATTCTCCTCCCACTGACGCCACCACTGATAGTATGGGCACGATGTCAAAGGCGAAGGCTGCTGGCGCACTTGGAACAGTTATTATTACACAAATCGATTCAAATGGTGCAGAATTAGAGAAGTGGACACTTTGGAACTCATTCATTACTGCTGTAAAGTACGGGGACCTGGCCTATGGGGAAGACGACTTGACCGAGTTGACGGTTTCTCTAGCATATGATTGGGCTAGGATTCAAACGTTCGCTAACGGCTCTGTGGCCGTCGCTGGTGAGGGCGACACCTCATTCTTTAACGTATAGACATAAAATAAACGAGGTGTATATTGTCACGAAATAAGGAGCGCGCTGGAGGCGCTCAACAAAAAGATTCACAACCACCCCCGCAGATGATGCAAGAAGAAGGGGGAGGCGGCTTTTCCTTTGTTGTTCCAACAGAATTTGTAGAACTTCCTTCACAAGGTAGGTTTTATCCTGAGGGACACCCCCTTGAGGGGCAAGAAAGTATTGAAATCCGTCAAATGACTGCAAAAGAAGAAGATCTGCTTACTTCTCGAACGCTCCTTAAGAAGGGTATCGCCCTGGATAGGCTAATTAAAAATCTCATTGTAGATAAAAAGATTAAGCCTGACCTTCTTTTAACTGGCGATAGGAATGCTATTTTAATTGCTACTCGCGTCTCCGGATATGGAAATGTCTACACGACTAAGGTTACGTGCCCCAATTGTAGCGCTCAGCAAGAATATTCATTTGATCTAAATGAAGCTAACGTATATGATGGCAACAATGTAGAGGCGGGTTCCGCAGTTGATCATGAAGATGGAACCTTTACAACTACGCTTCCTCAAACCAAAGTAGAAATAACTTTTCGATTGCTCACTGGGCAAGATGAGAAAAATCTTCTTAATCAAATAGAGCATGCTCGCAAGAAGAGATTGGAAGAGAATGCGGTCACACGGCAGCTTAAACAAATTATCGTGGCCGTTAATGGCGATGAAAGCCAAGACCTTATCAACTATGCCATTGAAAATATTCCTTCAGGTGATTCCCGGCATTTACGATTGGTCTATAAACGAGTAACTCCCGATATAGATCTCACTCAATTTTTTGAATGCAACGAGTGTGATCACTCGCAGCAACTGGAGGTTCCGCTCACGGCGGACTTTTTTTGGCCTGACCGATGAATACATGGAGAACGTGTATGAGCAGTTCTTCTTTCTAAAGTATTCAGGTGGTTGGTCATTCTCCGAAGCCTATAATTTACCGCTTGGACTACGTAAGTGGTTTGTGGAGAGATTAGTTAAACAAATAGAAACGGAAAACGAAGCCGTTGAAAAAGCTTCTAAAGGAAGCACGAGTCATCAAACTTTATCGTCTCATAATCAACCGGCTCCCCCTCCTCAAATGGCGGGAAAGAACAGACAGGGTTAAGCCCTGTCTTTTTTTGTGGATAACTAATTATTGTGTAACCCACAGAGGTAATGTGTTTTGGCTGTAACCCCCGAAGATTTGGCGCGCCTGAGAGAAGAAGCAGCCACTCAAGAAGAGATTGCTGACATAAAAAGAAGAATTCTAGAGATGGACCGGGAGGAACAGGCTCTCCTCGAAGAGCAAATAGAAGGTCGAACCGCATTGCAGACGACTTTGAAGATCGAGCTAACGCGTGCGCACGAACTGGCTACGACTCTTCTAAAACAACGAAATCACCTCAAAGCGATAGTAGATTTTGAATCGGATAGCGTCATTCAACGAGAAATACGCCTACAATTGGCTGAAACGGAGAATGAGCTAGCTCTTCGCGATTTGGCCACTTTGCGCAGGAAGATGAAAGAAGGCAAAGCGTATGATGAAGAGAAATTACAGCAGCTTATTGAGCAGGAAAAATACTTAAACCTTGAAAAGAAAGGGCGCGGAGTCATCCGGGGTGATTTAGCTGCCACATTCGGTATCCAAGCTAAGCTTGAGGCAAAAATGTTTGAGTGGGTCGCAGCCATCAACGACGGCACCGCCGGCGCCTTGGCACTGAAAAGAGCCCATATGTTAGTTGATGCGGTGGTGGAAGAATCTTTTTCGAGACTCTACGAAAACGCCAAAAAACTCATGGTGGAGTTTGATGAGATAACATCTAGTTTTGAAAAACAGATGCAGTTAGTACCCGAATATACCGCCGCCATTGAAGGCCAATACACAGCTTTGAATGAATTTGGTGTATCCATTGCGGGGGCCGCGGAAGCTCAAACGGATCTCATTAAAACAACCACTGATTATACCCTAATGAGTCGCGAACAGCAAGCTCAATTGATGACACACAGTGCCGTCGCCGCACAACTGGGGGTGGCCACTAGCGATTATGCCCAGGGAGTTCAAAACTCGATGAAAATGATGGGCCAGTCTGTGGATGGCGCCATAGAATCTCAAGGGGAATTGGCTGCAACCGCACGTCAGCTAGGTTTAGATCAAGGGGAATTTGCGGCTAAGTTTGCGGCCTCTGGTGGTGCATTGGCGAAGTTTGGAGATCAAGGAGTTCAAGCGTTTAAAGACTTGGCCCACATTTCTAAGATTACCGGCATGGAACTAGAGAAAGTTCTTCAATTAACCAATAAGTTTGACACCTTCGAAGATGCTGCCACCATGACAGGCAAGTTAAATGCAGCGTTGGGTGGGAATTTTGTAAACGCGATGGACATGATGATGACGACGGATCCTGCCGAAAGATTTGGGATGATTCGCGATTCGATATTGGATGCGGGGTTATCATTCGATGATATGTCCTATTATCAAAAGCAATTTTATACCGAGTCTTTGGGGCTATCGGATGTGGGTGATTTGGCAATGATGTTATCTGGGAATATGGATGATTTGAGTGATTCCACAGATCAAAGCGCAGAGAGCTTAATTGAACAAAAGCAAAGAGCCCAGGCTGTCATGACTATTCAAGAAAAATTTCAGGCTGTTATTGCTGACAATTCTGAAGCTCTTATTCAATTCGCAGACATTCTATCAGCCATCGTGGGATGGTTTTTGGAATCCAAGGTAGCGGTGGGGCTTCTACTTGGTGCCATGATTGCTTATAAAGCTCTTATCATAACCACGACCGCGGTCGAAG